CGTGTAGGTCATGCGACCATCTTTTCGAACACCTCGGTCTCGGTGAGTTGTCTTTGCGTGCGATGCCACTCGATATGGTGTTCAAGGCAATAGCTATTCTTCGAGTTGCCGGGCAGAGGTGAAACGTACATGGCAAGGTTACTGCATCCTGAAAAGGAGCAACGAACAAGGCGCTCAGCCGATTGCTCTATTTGCTCTTCCAACTGCACAACTTTGCGCGAGGTGAAGTTGAAGAGCGGGCGTTTGCGTACTGGGCAGAATTTAGGGTTCGATGGTCGTGGAGTCGATTGATAGCCACAGTGTGGGGATTTGGTATGTTCGCTCACTGAACATCACCTCCTTGATGTGTGTCATATAGCTATTTCTTGTTCAAGTATATAAAGATGATGATGATGATGTTGATGATTATCATGGTCATCATTATCATAAAAAGCATTCTTTTTCATGATCGGGACTAGAGGTCCACATGGACCTTGAATGACCATTTGGTCTAAAGAAAAAGATAGAGGAGCTAGTGACATGGTCAACTAGCCACTCACTGGATCTTCTGCTCTGGGGCGCCGTAGTAGAAGCGGCCATCTTGATATAGGCGCGTGAGTCTTCGTCCGATCACTGCACTGTCTAACAGTTTCTTTGTCCTGAACAGCGTGACACGTCTGTTCACCATGGTCGCTGACTCCCAGACTTCGCGCTTGGTAAAGTATTGGCCACTCTTGACTATGGACGCAAGAATCGGTGCGAAGTCGATCTTCTTTCCACCTGCTTTCTTAACCCCGCGCTTTGCATCCTTCAACTCGACTAACGACTTGGGCATTGCTCGTTTCACCTCCTGTTCTTGTGCTGTTCGTTCTTTCGAACAGTCGATGTATTATATGGCGCTCCGAATTTATAAAGGTTGCGGTCAGGCCTACCTACTATCGAGACACGCTCCATGATCATTAAGTCTTGAGTCTTAAGAGATGCGATACCCAGCACCTGATACCGACTAGGATGAGCGAGCCCTCACAATGTTCAGCCGCCCATGGCGAGGTAGAGCCAGCACTACCCGCCGTCTTATGGTCGACGAACCCGCACATGCGTATCCTAACTGGAACCTGCACTGCGGTCATGAAATAGGGGAGATGGTGTCTACAATGATGCACGCGAACTTACTTCGCGATTTGTTCTAGTGCACCGTAGTAGAACTTGCCATCTTGATACAAGCGCGTTAATCTTCGTCCTGTCACTGCATGATCTAACAGTTTCTTCGTTCTGAAGAGGCTAACTTTCTTGTTAACCATGTCTACTGCAGACCATACTTCGCGCTTCGTGTAGTATTGACCAGACTTGATTATTGCAGTAAGTATTGGTGCGAAGTCTATTTTCTTACCGCCAGCCTTCTTTACATTGCGCTTTGCATCTTTCAACTCGTCTATACTTTTTGGCATTGCTTATCACCTCGATTCTGATGATTCGCGAAACAAGTCTTAAGTCTTAAGCTTTCTAATCGCATGTAGTGCGATACATAGCTTAAGACTCTTGATGTTTGATTCTTGCTTCGCATGACTTAATATAAGGCTTGCTTCTATATAAATATTGCGTATGTAGACTATATATTACTATGTACCTTACTTCTTAAGTCTGGAGTCGTATTTCTTAAGTCTTAATATTCCGAATACGGAATCCTGTTACTTGAGTCTTAATTCGCAAAAAACAAGTCTTGAGTCTTAAGATATAAGCGAAGCACCTTTGCCCCTACCGATTGCTCATTTCTAGAGGTGCTGTCCTCTGTCTCGCATCCGAATTGTTTGACACCTATCTAGCAAACCATCCAACATGGTTAAATACTTGAACAAGAAAACATTAATCGTCGGCACTCTCTACCGACAGGAACGAGGCGAACATGACGGATTGTAAGGTGTGTAATCATCCAAGGGCGTTCGAAGTAATGGCCAAAGTCTTTGCCGGCGATCTTACTTACGTCGAAGCCGCAAAGATCTTTCAACTTCCGACAAGCACTGTGTGGCATTGCTTCGCCAACCACTGGGAGGTTCAACACGACAATGGTAGAGTTTCGCTTAAAGCAGTTGAGCAAGCAGAGACCGTCGAGGACTTCGTAGGACTATTACGCAAATCTATCAAACAATTCATTGCTAGATTAAACAATGCCATGGATCTACCTGTGTCCGCATACAATGAATCCGCTGTGACAAGACTCTCCGCAGAACTCAGAGCGTTGATGCGAGACATTCTCGAATTCGAAGGAAAGCTAAGAACCGCGCCGCTTGTACAGCTGAATCTCCTACAAATACAACTCACCAAACTAACAGACTTCCTTGTAAGAGATCTTTGCGAAACCGATCGTGAGAAGCTGATGAAAGCTCTTCCAGAACTGCTGGAGGGAATGAAAACTGAAGCTCCCACAACACAAGTTTAATGTTCTAGGCATCGTCATGGGATTTTGCATCTTCTTCCTCGGAGTAGCTGAGCTCAACAACCTTTGTGCACCAAAAATGGATTTCGCAAACAGCATTCGAGAAGTGTTTAGCTTTTGGCTTCCGGTCATCGGTGAAGTGCATTTATGTCTTGTCGAAGGCGTCTGGTATAATATGATGATGTGGACACTGGGCCTCGGGTTACTCGTCATAGCATTTGCCTTCTGGCTATGGGAGGACTGAAAATATCAATCAGTTGGAACGCTTACAGAAAATCTTGCGCGCTAAGGAAAATCCTGCGTACTTCCTTTCAGACCCTTACTTCATCGGTGACTTGGTACCCTACCCGAAGCAAGCCGAGATCTTCTGTGACTTCTATAACGGCAGGTATAAGGAGCTCGATATGGTCGCTGGTACTGGAGGAGGAAAATCCGCTCTGGGTGGGATGTTTCTTGCTCGCGAAACCTTCGACGTTCTTGTTAGAGTCGACCCAGCGAGAGATTACAATTTGCAGTCGCACTCGCTAGTAACCATCTACGCAATAGCAAAGTCAATCGATCAGGCCGCTGATACGATCTTTGCTGAGGTCGTCAATAGGATGCAGGCACCATTCTTCCAAGACTTTCAACCACGCGTTCGTGAGTACGATATAACATTTCGCAAACACCCAGACATTCAGATTGAAGCAGGTGGAGCTGTCTCAGCCGGATCTCTCATGGGACGCAACGTCAAGGCCATTGGCATGGACGAAATCACCTCTTGGGATGAAACGCAATCTCAGCGTGGTGCTTGGAATGTTTACAATCGACTAAGAAAATCCACGAATCGCTTCGGCTTCCATGGCCATGTCTTCGTAATCTCCATGTGTTGGCATATGAACGACATTATCATGACTCTCGTCAGACAGAAAGACCCGAATTCTCTAACTAAATCTTACACCACCTGGGAGATGAATCCTTTGAAACCCTTTGAAAGTCCGGAGATGCAGGCTGAACTAAATAAGGACCCAATTTCCTTTTGGCGTGACTATGGAGTGCAACCTCACTCGTCGATCGAGTCTTACTACCCAGAGATATCAGCGGTCAAAATGAACGATGAACGAATCAATCTTCTTGAACACGCCCAGGAGGGCCGCTTCTTTCCATCCGAGAAAACCTATGTTCTATCAGCTGATCCTTCCATTGACAACTGTAACTTTGGCTTAGCACTCATGACTATCGAAAACGACAAAATTGTGGCTGATGGTCTTCTTCGTCTCGTGCCTCAAGGAAAGAAAGAACTCGACCCTGTGGAGGTTAAGAAACTTCTGCTAAGCATCTTAAAGAACTACCATGTAGCGTACTTTTTAACTGACCAATGGTCCTATAACGAAGCGATCTTCGACATAAAGCTCCATGGCGTTGAGGTGCTTTTCAAGCCTCTTCGAAAAGAAGAGCACGATAGTGTTAAGAATGCCTTTTACGAGAACTCATTAGAGCTGTGCAACTTTCCAGAGATTCTCGACGAATTCGGCTCTCTTCTTGTCCTTGACTCCCGTCGAATTGGCGTTGTTCGTAAAGGGCGTATCGATACTGTTGATGCTCTCACTCGAGGCTTTTGGGGAGTGAAGACGTATCTCGCTCAGCATAACGCAGGCCTTGCGTTAGTTGAGGTGATTTGAGAGTGACTAGAGAAGCTTTTGTTGCTGGGCAGAATCCTTCTTCTCCTTTCTGGCCTTACTTCTCTAGTCGCTCACCCAAGGTGATAGTATGGAAAGAATAACAAGACTAAGAAAGTCGTTTCCGTTCGGAAAGAAAGTGGCAATGCAAACCGGTACGGTTAGTGGTCCAGCAGCAGTTCAAGCCCTCGAATCGGCTCTTGAACCTATCGCAACAGGTAGAAACCGCTACGAGGCCTATCGCGAATTCCTTCGAATGGATCCGGAAGCAAACAACGCGGTGATGAGACTCGCTCTCCTCGTTCAATACGCGTACAAAGGAGTGTATATAAAGGCGGGTAGGATCTTAACTACAGACGAAAAGACCTTCCAAGACAATGCGCAAAAAGCTGCAGAAGCTCTCGATCTTCGCGGACGGTTCTTCTACATCGCTCGTCACCTCATCCGTGACGGAGACGATGTGTTTGTTGCACACTTTGACCCAGAACAAGGGATTCTACAAATTCAACCCCTGCCGATGTCGAAGACTACAGCTGTGGAAAATGAAGACCAGATTGGACAAATTAGTGCGCAAATCTTCGATCCAAAGATTTACGTGCTAAACGAATCGGAGACGCAAAAGAGACAGATATTCCCGGTAAACGATGATCAAAAAGTTTTCCACACTAGCATTGACAATTATGCGGAAGAGATCTATGACCTCCGCGGAAGATATACTTTCGGTGTGTGGTCGGAAAGCCCTCTAGAAAGTTTGCGCAGCCGAATTCTCTGGAAACAAGCAATTCTTATAACTGACATTCTTTGGCGTTATCGCAATATTCCGAGAGAAGTCCATGAACTAGACACCTCTCATATTAAGCCTGAACAATTTGCAGGTACCACCGTTGAGGCTAGACTGGCAGCCTATCAAACTGCTCTTCAAAACTACCTCCGAGACTATGCGAGGGCTGTCCAGAAGAAAAAAGTCGATCAAGGATATGTTGTCATCAAAGGGACGAAAATCTACTATACCGAACCGAAGAAAGTAGCTTACACCTCACCGAATGAGATCATTGAGCAAATCAATGAAAGCATCCGTGAGGGGCTTGGTTTGAAAAGTGGTCGTGGAACATATGCAACAGAGCTAGTAGCTGCATCCTACATCGTCCTTTTACCTGACATGCT